TAGGTCACGTTAAAGACACTATGTTAGAAAAGAATGGTTCAACTTTTTCAGTAAAAGAACTAGATCTAACTGGGAAATTGAAACGTATAACTACCTCAAACTCAGATGCTATTGCTTATCTTTATAGAAAAGGTGATACAAATGTATTGAGTTTTTATACATCAGATGATGTTGGTTGTGGAGCAAGACCAGAGCATTTACGTAATCAAGAAATTGTTATTTCTGAAGTAAATGATAAAGGTGAGTACATTACTCATTGGGATAAAATATTTGTAGATTAATAAAAAATAAAACAATGAAAAATTTAAAATTAATGATGATGACTCTAATGATGAGTTTGGTTTTTATTTCTTGTGATAAAGATAAAAACTGTAATTGTGGGGTCATAACTAATGATGATATAGAAACATCAAATGGTGAATTATACTACACATTGACAATTAAAAATGATTGTTCCGGTAATAGTCAAAAATTTTATTTTGATTATAATACCTGGTTAAATGCTCCAGTAGGACAAAATTTTTGTGTGACTAATGTTTCAACTTGGATGCCTATTGGTCAAATAGAAGTTATAAAAGTAGAGAATAAAGAAGCAATTTAATTAAAAACAAATAAAAACAAACAATTATGGCATTAAGCACAGAAAATTTAGTAGACAGTAACGGTGGTGGTTTAAGTAAAACAATTAAACCAGGGAATATTACCGCTAAAATCAATGATATTCAACTAGAAGACTTTAAATTTATTGAAGGAGCTGTTCACGTAGTATTAAATCTAGAAACAGAACCTATTGAAGGTTTTGAAGGATTTTTTATTGATAAGGACAATCCGGATTTAGGTCATTACCAAGGTCAAATTGGTAAAGTTCAAGCATCTCAATATGCTTTTGCAGATGGTACTACTAAATCAGGTATTAAAATTGAAAGAGATAAAAACGTATTAATTTTTCTTAAGAAAGTATCTGCTGCTTTAGGAAAAGATGAATGGTTTCTATCTCAAAACAACAAGCATAACACTATCCATGAATTTATTGATGCTTTTAATAGAGATAAAGTATCTAAAGATATCTTTTTAGATTTTTGTATTGCTGGTAAAGAATATGAGAACAAAAATGGTTATACAGCACACAATCTGTTCTTACCTAAAAATAATCCGGGAACATATGTTTTTGGAGAAGCAAATTCTTCTAAAGTAATGACATTTAATGAAAATGATCATATTATTAAAATGGCTAAGCCAGTAGCGACACCAGTAGAAAGCTTTGGTGATGATACTAGTTTACCAGGTTCTGATTTTGATCTAGATGATCTTCCTTACTAAGATATTTATTTGCTAATATCAACAGGAGGGTTATCTTTGTAACCCTCCTTTTTTATTAAACATATGATATCAATAGAAAACTTAATAGAATACATACATATACCGGATGAATGGATATTTGAAAAATATCTTAACTTACCACAGTTAAACGGTCAGGATATTAAAATGAAATCAGTATTTAACAGTGGAGATAATGATCCTAGCATGTTTATATACTATGATACAGGTAAAGGTACCTATAGATTTAAAGATTTTAGTTCCGGGCACGGAGGTAATGGCATCCGTTTAGTAAGTTTACTAGAAAGTATTACTTATCCGGAAGCCTATGAAAAAGTATATAATGATTATATAAACTCTCCTGAAACAATAAAAGCTGAAATTATACCTGAAGAAAAATATAAAGTAAGTGATTATCAAATCAGATCTTGGAATCAACTTGATTCAGACTATTGGACAGCTTTTAAAATAAACTCTAAAAGTTTAGAAACTTATGAAGTTTATCCTTTAGAGTTTTACACAATGTCTAAACCAAATCTTGATGGTACAGTGTCATCATTTACAGTAAGAAAAGATTATATCTATGGCTATTTCAACAAGTTAGGAGAATTGATAAAAATTTACCAACCTAAAAATTTAGACAAAAAGTTTTTGAAAGTAAAGAATTATCTACAAGGTTGGGATCAGTTAGAGTATAAAGTTGACAATCTTATACTAGTTTCTAGTTTAAAAGATCTATTAAGTTTTAAATCTTTAGGGTTTTCAAATTTTGAAAGTTTAGCTCCTGATAGTGAAAACTCAATTATTCCTTTACATATAATAAGCAATCTTAAAACTAAATACAAAAGAATCTTTGTATTATTTGATAATGATACTGCTGGAAAAATTGCTTCAGAAAAATACAACACTTATTATGACACTATAACATTAGAGCTGGAGTTATCTAAAGATTTATCAGACTCAGTAAGAGACCATGGTCAATTAGCAGTAAAAAATGAACTTATTAAACAATTAAAAGAAATGAGCAACGTAAATCATCCTGAACATTACGGGGGAGAGACAAATCCTTATGAAGCCATAAAAGTTATTGAGGCTTGGGACTTAGGTTTTTGTCTTGGTAACGTAGTAAAATACATTTCCAGAGCTGGAAAAAAAGATCCTGATAAACATATACAAGATCTTGAAAAAGCTTTATGGTATTTACAAAGAGAAATTGACATACAAAAACAGAAAACATGATTAAAGCTTCAGATTATTTAAAAGATTTTATACTTGAACCAAATTTTGAAGAAATTGAAGAATTGATTAAAAAGGTTCAATATGACGCAATTACTGAAACAATAAGTACATGTGTTAAAAAAGGTAAAGGTTATTTACAGATTAATGGGGTACCTTCAGTATCTCAAGGTGCTTTACTTGATGTTGAAAATAAATTAAAAAAGGAAATTTATGAAAGTTAATCTAGAAAAACATATTTGGGAAGGATGGACAGCTGGTATGTTTATTAATGAACTAGAACCAGTTATGGACATGATCATGAATAAACAGTCTTGGCAAGCACCTTTTACTTCAAAAGAAGAAGTTAAGAAATGGTGTATGGACAATCAGTCTGGTTACAAAAAGTATATCCCGGATGTTGTAAACTATTTTGTAAAAAAATATAATATATGAAAGAATACATAGGAGTAGACATAGGTAAAAGCGGAGGCATAGCTATTTTAAATAATGGTCATGTTGTTTTACATAAAATGCCTACAATAGGTAATTCTATTGATATAAAAGAATTAGCTAAGTTAATTAACCATCTTAATTCTATAGTGGTTTTTGAAAAGTTAAATTCTATATATGGTACTACTAAACATACTGCATTTTCAATGGGTCATCAAGTAGGTATATTAGAAACTATTTGTACTTTAAATCAAATACCGTTTATAGAAGTTGCTGCAAAAACTTGGCAAAAAGAAATGTTCCAGGGTGTTTCCGAAGTAACAAGAAAAGATGGTAAAAGAGACACTAAAGCTATGGCTGAAATAGCTGCTATCAGACTCTTTCCTAATGTATCTTTTAGAACAACTTCAAGACAAACTACAAACCAAGATGGTGTAATAGATGCTTTATTAATTGCAGAATATGCTAAAAGAAAAAACCTATAAATTTTCCGAAAAGAGTTCGGCAAATATTAGCACTTAAATACTTAATTATTAGTTATTTACGTAAAAAAGTATTGCTTTTTACTATTAGAAACAAAATTCATAAATAAATGTCTTTAGTAAACACAAAACGCAAAAATTTAATTATTAGACCTAGCGGTAGATCAACTGATTTTTTAACTCCTACTATAATAATGGGTTGCGGTTTTCAATGCTCTTATTGTTTTTGTAAAAGATATAAAACAGAAGGTGTAGATGTAGCAACTAATATTAATGATATACTTACAGAAATTGATCATCATGTATGGTTTGCTGATGTAGAAAAACCTAATCAAACTCATCCTGAGTTTATAAGTTATGATTTAGGTTGTAATTCAGATATGGCTTTACATGCTAAACATTATGATTGGCGTAAAGTATTTGACTTTTTTAAGAATCATCCTAAAGCTATGGGATCCTTTGCTACTAAATATGTAAATGAAGATTTATTAACTTATAATCCGGAAGGTAAAATCAGAATAAGATTCAGTCTTATGCCTGAGAAATATGCTAATAAACTTGAACCTAACACAACTTCAATAGATCTTAGAATAAAAAATATAGATAGGTTTATTAAAGCAGGATATGATGTTCACATAAATTTTTCTCCCGTAATTGTAGAAAAAGATTGGCTTATAGAATATGGTGAGTTATTTAGAAAAGTTCAAGGTGGTGTGGAATACAAAGACAAAGTAAAAGCTGAAGTAATATTTCTTACTCATAATGAAGGAAAACATCAGTATAATTTGCATAACAGTTTATTTGGAGAAGAACTACTTTGGAAACCTGAAATTCAAGAAAATAAAACATCACAGTACGGTGGGAATAATATAAGGTATAAACATGATCTAAAATCTCAATACATAAAACAATGGGTTGAATTACATGATAGCATTATACCTTGGAATACAATTAGATACATATTTTAATAACAAAAATTTATGAGTTTACAAAATAGAGAAGAACTCTTAAGTAAAGCTTGTAAAGAATTAATGTTCCGGGAAATGTATTGGGGCTTCTTTATACTTATGATGAATAAAGTATGGAGAAAAGACTTACCAACAGCTGGAGTAAGTAAGAATGGAATAAACTTTCAACTTGCTATTAATGAAGAAT